TCAGATACTTGCGAACGCTTGGTTGTGATACACCCGTTGCGTCAGACACACGCTTAATCAAGCCGTGTGTCTTGTTTAGTTTAATTTGCTTTATGATTTCGTTCAATTCCATGCCACAAAAGTAAAACAAAGTTTTCATATTGCAAAAATATTTTGCAGAATAGAGCAAAAAAAAGGGGAAACTTATTCCCCCGTAAGACTTTCTACTATGTATTCGCTTATCCTTGTTGCCAGTGTTTGCGTTGTGACTTGCTTGAGTGCAGGAGATACGAAAGGTCTTGCTTTGGTTCCCTCTCGGTGTATCTTTCGTGTAATAACGTAGGCAAGTGATTTGGTTGCTGCTATCCTATCCGGTGACTTACTTATGATCTTGCTTTGTATGTCCGCTTTGTTTTGAATCCACTCATATATATTCTTGTACAGTTGTCCATTACCACCGCCTTGCGTGGGCTTTCTGCCATTTTCAACGTAGAACCAATAGTCCTGCATCATTATAGAGAGATTGTAACCCGTAGCCGGTTGAGTTATTTCGGGCGTAATGCTTTGCGATAGGCTGCTACTTGCATTACTCTTGTTTTTAAGTAAGTTGTTTTGCAGCTGCTTGATTAACTCGTTGCCCCAATTCTGTATAATGCGAGAAACCCCATCGTTGTCGGATGGGGTAAAGTCTTTAAAGTTTTTCCCTATATCCTCAAGACTTGCCATTTATAGTTAAATAGGCGTATGCGATGAAATCGTTGAGTCTATTGAACCAACCCTTGCCAAACACGTCAAAGTCTCTTAATTGAGACAAAAAGTGCCTTCTGTGTGCGTTTAATGATTCAAAGGCAGCCTTCTCTCCTTTGTCTTTTATCAATTGGTTAATTGTTGTAACCGTTTGATTTCCTATTTTGCCATCAATAGCCACTTTGTAGCCTTGAGTATTTAACCACTTTTGAACCTGGCGTGAAGCACCGGCAACACCTGAACCCCAAGCAAAATCTGTCACATATTCACCCAACACTTGCGACTGTATCAAGTCCGCTTTAACTCCGTTCCAATACAATTTATAGATGCCTTTAAAGTCAGCAGGAGTCATCTCGTAGAAACGTGAGATGGCTGTGTTGGATGTGCCATAAATAGAGGCAAACACTCTCCATGTTACTCCTTTGTTCGTGTGGTAGCCGCTGCCATCGGGTACAGGGTGACGTGATGCTGAATCTCTTTCGTGTTTTGATAAGCCCCCTTCCCAACGAAGGATATAGCCTAAATTTGCTTTATCAATATTTGCCATCTTGAAGATGTTTAATGAGTCTATTGTTGTACCATTGTGCCTTTTGCAAGTCTTCAATGCCATTTTTACGATCATACCTAATGCAATACTTAAGAATATTGCCCTGTAAATACCCTTTAAATCCTTCATAACTCATAGCTGATTTGATACAGTCTATGGCTTCTACCTCGCCTTGATAGTGGGGTGGTTTGTTTACGACATCCATAACTGTTTAAATTCGTTAAATGGCAAATCTATGTAAAAAACGTGACCTCCGCTAACATATACCTGGGTTAATTCGTAAAATGCAGACGCACCGACTACATGGTCAAGGTCTAAAACTCCCTGCTCTTCAATCTCTACCTCGCTGCCTACCTCTATTCCGATGCGCTCGTATAAAGGATCTACGTCGCTTTCACGAAAGATATAATTAACTTCTATTTTCATAGTGTTTTGTAAGTGAATGCGTTAATTTTTAGTGTTTCTTTGTCACCCTTACGGATTCTTTCGGGGTGAATCTCAAGCCATCTGCCACCTAAAGGCTTTGGCGGTGCGCCTCTTTCAACGTGCCACCCACCTGTGCCTTCTTGATACTCTTCTTTGTAAGTAGGAGTACGCACCATTAGCACATCTTTTAGTTTAACTTTATTATGATTGTTTAAACTTTCAATCGTGTAGGTCAGCTCGTGGTCTTCATGTACGTGACCCATCCAAATCATGTCTGCCCCTTCAACAAAAGAGGACATTCTCTGAAATTGTATAACTCCCTTTGTCACTATCCCTCCGCCCGAGCTGCCATGAAAATAGCGTATTTTGTACGCAGCCATACCGGCACTTAAACCACGTTGGAATTGATACACTATCCACCCACCATATCCACCAACCTGTACACTTGTGCCGTTTTTAGAGTTTAAGCCAAATACAAAACGGTCTATCACGTCAGTCTCTGCACGCTTTAAAATATTGGTCTCATGGTTTCCGTAACCTACAACTTTTATCAAATGCGCATAAGGGCTAAACCAATCAATTGCATCATTTACAACGGCATCTAAGTAGTTTGTTTTATTGTGTTCCGGTCTTATGTCGTTTTTGCTTTTACGAGGATCATAGGCTCCCTGCATAAGGCAGAAAGTATCTCCGTTAAATAGAATGTCAGCGTTTATCTCTAACGCTTGGTCAAGATGCTTCTTTAATAAGTCACGATTGCAATGGGGATTGTCCCAATGGATGTCGGAAATTAACAGCACTTTTTTAGGCTCAAAATCGTTCTTTAATATGTGTACGTTATTTTTCATAAAAGGAGTGCTATAACTAAAAGCGTGGTGACTATTGAAAAAGTCTGATACCTATAAATCGCCACTTTTTGGCGATTAGTGTCGTTTATTAGTTCTTTGATTGTGTCGTTTTGACTATGTATGACAACGGAATCATTATGCGCCAAAACTCGGTATAATGTTTGCTTTTGGCGACATTTGTGCAGTTCTAATAACCGCTCATTTATCTCTTTTATCGTGCTGTCTGAGAATTGAGAGGATAGCGTGCGTGGTAGAAGCGCTGCTAATACTATCCCTAAAAGTAGCAACGAGCGAGTCGTGCCTTTTGTCCACTTCGTATATCTCTCGTATAATAACGTATCTAATCGTATCATACTGGTATGTCGCAGTAGCTTTCGAGGTAGGGCGTATTGATAGTAAAATTAACACCATGACCGCAAACAACGTCAGTCTTTGAATCGAAAAAAGAATCGGCTTGTCCATTTACAATAATTTCAAAATCTCCTTCTGTCACGTTTCGTTTAAGAAGTGTGACAATGTCTATTATAATTCCTGCTGTGTCTGACAGTACCTCAATCGTGTTACTGCTGCTCTCAAATTGTCTGTCCATGACAAGCATAGCAAATTGATAAGAGATAAGCCGTGCTTCGGTGTTAAAGTTAAAACCATTAGGCACTAACCACACTAAAGGGTAATATGTCACCTCTTCGACCGCAAAGTCAAACTCTGCGCCCACCGCAAACTTTCCGACCATCTTGTGGCTCTCGGCTTGCGTTTTTATCTTGCTGATTATTTGGTTTAGTGTCATAGAGCTTGAGTAATTTGGCTTCGTTTTTTAGCCTCCATTTATTCTTCGGGGAAGTCATAGTTGTAAAAACAATCATCATTTGTACCCGGCAAATAAAATCCACCTAACACAGCTGTATTTTTTGGTCGGATTACGTCAAAGCCGGTACCTGGGTTTAAGAACTTAGGGTACGAATTTGGGTTTTCTTTAAGGTAGTCTCTTACACGCTCTGCATAATACTCCGCTTTATCACGATACCTTTGCTCAATCAAAGTCAACTCTGACGTAGAGATAGGCGTAGCGTTCTCACTATTGCGACTTGCAACGCTCTTATTCATGAATTTGAACGTCATAGGCAGCATACTTTCAACCAACGTGTAGTATTTCAAGCACGGAGCAATATAACTGTCTAAAAGCGTTGTATTAAGCTGTGTCAAAGTACCTGCGAATGCCTGCGTTTGCAATTCGTCATAGATGCCTGAACCAATGATGTCTCTGATATAAATTTCTTGAGACTCCTTTATTGCGCTTTTTAACAATTTTGGATCAAGATTCTCGTTTAAAGGCGAGTTATCAATGAGGTAACTTGTGCTTATAAAATATACGAAATTGGTCATAAGTTTCTACGGAATAATTGTGGTTGCCAAATGTGACGGCAGTAAGGAACGTGTGCAGCAGGTGAACTGCCTGCGATAGTCATCCAACCGCCTCTGCGTTTCCAAGCATCGTAACCGGGATCGTTGTATTCTCTTGCAAGAACGCTGCTAATTTGGTCAATGTCTTCTCTTGTGTACACTCGGTTTAAAGCAACTAATCTTTTGCAAAAGTCACGGCTTGTCGGTATGATTCTACCGCCACTGATACCAGGTGCTTTTTGATAGGTATATCGTGTTACGATTTCGGTGCTGACATTGGAATCGTCAAGGCGTTTGATACCTTGCGGTAAAACCTCTATAATGCCGTCTACGACTCTTATAAGGCGTTCCTCTACCATCATGTCCACTTCGGCTTGAATCTCTTCTACGGGCTTATTAATGTTGTTTGCAAGCACATCCAATGTAATGCCTTTGTTAGAGTACAACCACTGCAAAATGGCTGCTTGTAATCCTGCGCCAAATTGCATCGGTACGGCTGTAAACTTTGCAGCATCTTCGCCAAATTGAGCGAAGACCGCTAAATCTTTATCGTCATCCCAACCAAAAGGAGAGGTAGAGCAACTACATTTGTTAGATGACATCTGCATTGCAACCGGTGATTCTAAATTATCTCCGCCTGCTATAGGTGGTAAGTTTGCAAGTTGACGTTTTTCGTTGACTGTCATGTTAGACAATACATTGTTTGCAACTAACGGTGATAAAGCGTTTATTGAATCGTTTAAACTTGACCTTTGAATATTGCTGATAAGCGGTAAGCCTAACTCTTTGCGTGCTTCTTCGTTTGTAATTATTTGCGCACCAAATAATGCTTGATAATCTAATCCGATAGGCGGCTTGTTTTTAGTTACTAATTTAACAGGTGTGATATACTTAAACAAAGACGTAAACGCTCTGTCCATTTGCTGCTGACGTGGCTCAATGTATGAAGTTTGAAATGCTTCGTAGGCTTCTATCAGTTCGCTTCTGCCGCCTAACTGCCCCTCTGTTTTGATTCCGAATAACATCGGTGAGGTAACACGGTGACTCATTAAGATTTCTTGCTGTACCTGCTCGTTAAGCTGCATGAACATCTTATCAAAGTCAGTCGGTGCAAGGTTGTTAATTACAGAAGGTGTTTCGTTAGGCTCGTTGAATTGAATTATTAAAGAACCTGCATTGTCCGTTCCGCTAAAGTTGTCTTTAAAACGCTTAACGGTGTTGCGCATCTCTTCCGGTGTCGGAATGCCTTTAAAGAGCTGTATTAAGGTTTGAGCAGAGAATCCGCTCTTAATAGAATTTAAGTGGAAATTAGCGATTTCGGTGTCAATCTCAATGTACTTTAATGCGCTTTGATATGGTGCTGTCGGGTACTCTCCGCAACCTGCTCTGTACATCTTAAAGTAGTACACTTGCTTTGATTCACGGGTTGCAGGATTCCACGCAAAATACTTTGTCATTTCTGCTCTACGATCCGACCAATCTTCAGAGTACATAAAGTTGCCATCTAAAGAAAGACGCAAATTCTGAAAGGGCAAGTGGTACATCTCTGCGATGGCTGTCTTTGCTTTGTTCCAAATTATCTCTAAAGCAAAGCCGTCAAACAATTCAAGGTCTTGCGCTACTTTGTTTTTAAGGGTTTCAAAATCCTCAAAGGCGTTGATGTTTGCAAGGTAGTCGTTTGCTCGTGCTATCTCTTCGGTGTTGTTGCCGATTATCTCGGTTTTGTCCCCAGCAATATATGCCGCTTTTTGAGTGACAATTGCACCGTGCTTTGGTGAGCTATTGTAAAGATTGATTAACATCTGCGGATAGGCGTTGTCCTCTCCGTAAGTTAAAAAACCTTTCGCCTTATTCTCTTTAAATATCGGTATCTTGCTTTCGGCAAAATTCACCCGTATGAAGTTATTTTCCATCTTTGCTGATTAATAATACTAACGCACCGCTGACAAATGCGGTTAACTCTGCCAGGCTCGCCTTCTCCAAATACACCAAAACTAAACCTGCAATAAGCACTGCAACGCCTAACAAGGTAGTTTTCCAATTGGCAAATATGCGCTCTTTAATTTCGCTCATTTTGTAGTTTTTTAATGTAATACACCAAGCCCAACAAGCCCGTAATAATTGCGATAAGTCCGCCTATCATACTGATGATTGGATTCCAAAGCGTTGATATAGCCGATAGCCAACTAACAAATGAGGTCGTGGCTAAAAGATTTGCGGTGCTATCAGTTAGTTTCATTGAAAAGAAAAGGTGATGGTTTAGGTATGTATTCGCCCGTGGGCAAGTCAAATAGCCACATATATTCTGAGTCTTTAAACGTCTCTTTGTCTTGCTCGTTTCCGAAAAAGAACCACACATCGTTGATGTCTTGAACGCAGTTAATAAAAAGGTACGGAGTGATAAATACTCCCTGTACTTCTTGTCCTTGCTCGGGTGTTAAAATGTATCCTATCATTATACTTGTCGTGAAAGGGTTGTTTGAAATCCTTGAACTGCGTTGTAAAAATCATCGGCTTCGGTGTCGGTTAAAGCATTTCCAAAATATGCAAATGCCAATTCACGATTACTTGGTCTTGCACCAGAAAAGGCGGCACCTAAAATCATATTTCTATTTGTTGGGGTAGATAATGGTGAATTAATAAAACTTGTATTTATTATTTTGCTTAAATTTCTAAATGTATTTCTTA